ACAGGTTCGTATGTAATTCTATTATGAACTAAACGTTTTCTATTATATTGGATATACTCTTCAGTGTCTAATTTGAACGAAGGAAGCTGTACACTTTTAATTAGTGCGCCTACTAGTCCTGGATCAGGTGATTTAAGGATTGATGAGTCTGACAAGTTAAAGAATACATGGAATAAAAACTTTTGCTTCGGTGCTAGTGCCAGCCCGTTTGGGCGCATTAGCTTTGAGGCATGTGCATAATCTTTCTGGTAGTCAGTGCCAAAGAAACCGTCGCCGACTTGACCTAACAAATCGGCGCCGGATTTGACACCTAATAGCTTACTTAAATTGTCTAAGCCGCTCATGGGCTATTAACCTGTTACGTTAGTACCTAAGGTACGACCAACGTCTGCACCAATGCCACTGCTTAGTGGAGTTTGAACTGCATTATCAAACTTCATTGTTAATGTTAGTGATACTGGATCATTAGACGTGTAGTCTACGTCGCCGTAGTTTACGCCTTGTAACCAGCAACCGTACATTTCCCAAGTTTCTAAAATCTGTGGTTCGTGTGCGCCGTTGCCACCGTCTAGCATTTCTAAACGTGTAGTAAATTTGTAGTCGATGCCTGATGCAGCTGAAGATTGCTCCATGAAATCAAATTGCTTCTGCATTTGCTCACCAAGTAATTTAGCTACTGCGCCGGAAGCGTCGTCTCTGATTGTACATGCAACATCAGCCCAACTAGGTTTACCAGCTAGTTTTACAATTGAGTTATATACATGAATCTCAATTGGTTCAAATGACGGATTTGGTCGATCGAACGTCATAATCTGCTTAGTTAGTTCAGTACGCGGAGTTGATACACCCAAGTTTTCAAAAATAACGCGGAAGCGGTATTTTAATTTAGGCATTAACAAGCCTTGGCTTGTTGCGCTTTGATCACTCGCTAATGGTGTGGTCATTTTAGTTAAAGATGAAACTGACATTATATGTCTCCTGTTATTTCTTATTGTTATTTATCATCTTGTCATCGTGAAAAAACCGTCATAAAAAAGCGGCCGAAGCCGCTTTTAAATTTAGTTGATTTTAGCTTATTAACCGCTAATTTCACCTGTATTTTTAATACGTACTGGTACGTAAATAAACTCGCCTGCTTTAACTGGCTCTATTGCGATATCAACCCAAAGTTCGTTTCGGTCAATACGTACTGGAGTATTGTTACTTTCGTCACATACTACCACATAGTCATAGATACCACGTTTTGCAATTAAGTCATTAAGTAGACGTTCCATCTGTCCCTTAATTTCATCGCGTGTTAATTTATCATTTGGCTCAAATACGAATTGCTTGCTAAGTGAGTCAGCTTGTACACGAATATGTGAAACTAAACGTGATACATTGATACGATCAAGTGCTGAACCTGCCTTAGTAGTCTTGTTACCGTAGTTAACAATGCCTGCGCCTGGTATAAATGTAATTGCGTTAACATTGTTAGTGTACAATACGTCACGTACACCCTGGCGTGTTGACATTTGCTGGAATTCACCAGTTTGTGCATCAACATAACCAATTGCATTAACGTTATCAACCTGTCCACGTCTAATACCAGCTGGTGCTAGCCACGGATATGATTGCTCATCGCTATGTATAATTGTACGTAACATCATGTGACTTGGTGGAACAATAATTGATGTACCTGACAAGTCGTTTGTTCTACCGGATGGATAGAAAACGCCCATATATTCATCATTTGATGCTAAGCCATCGTTAGTTGGAACACCTAGTCCGTCACCGTTAGATGCCCATTCTGCAATTGCATTGCCACTGTTTTCCAAACGTATTGGTGAATCACCAATAACGAATGCAGTGTTAGCACGTTCATTATTTAATGCAACCATATTAGGAATAAGTTCTGGATATCCTGGTGCTGCCATAATATTAAACTGACGTTGCTCTTCACGTATCTCTGAGTTAGTATCAATTGCTGCTTTCATTGCCTTAACAACTAATGCACGTTGAGCTAAACGACCGAAGTTTGCACTTCCATCTTCTTTAAGTCCTGATACTGTTACCCATGTATTTGTTTCAGTGCCGCCTGCTAATATCCAATCATCTAAGTTGAAGTCGCCAGCATTAAAATAGTTAACGCGGAATTCTTTAACATTGTAACCGCCACGTCGTGTATTCCATAGTATCATACCATCTGGGTATAAAGCTGGATCAGGTGCGTCTGGGTCAGTCCAACTACTAGTTAACAAATCAGTAATTAGTGTCATGTCGTCTGTAATAGGATCTGATGTGCCATCAATGTCCCAACGTGCGTCAGCAAATAGAACACCGTCTGTTGATGTTTGATCTGCATTATCAATAAGCACCCATCCAAGAACGGCACTTGCATCTTCTTGCCATCTTCGAATAGTTGGATAATTTTCTAAATCGCTTGTATCAATCCACAAATCGCCTTTTGCAAGTGCTGTAGAGCCATCTGATTGGAATTCAGGTGCCGTTGCCGAAACAAGTGGACCTGCTGCATCTGTTAACGATAAGTTGTGTCCGCGAAGATCGCTTGTAATAGTTCTATAACCAACCCATTCGTTACCTTCATGAATCATAATATCAACTTCATCAATAGCTGGATAGTACCAACGTGTACCAGTTAATGGATCTTGTCCTGGTGTTGAAATATCAGCAGTATAAAATTCACCGTTGTTCCAGTTACTTAAAAGTAACTGTCCGGCTGCATTTGTGCGAACACTAATTAAGCTGTCAGTGATACCAGTGGCAGCAATAGCGCCGCCTGTATCTGTAATAGCAATAACACCACCGCCGCTATGTGTAATAGTTATAAATCCACCTGCGGTAACACTTGCTGTAACATTTGGAATGTTTGCTGCAATAATTTTACTTGCCATGCCTGCTGTAGTAGTTTCGCCAGCTAAGTCAACAAGTACTGGTGCAGATAATGTATCGCTGTTAGTAGCACTTGCTTCAATTGTAAATGTCTCAGTACCTGCAAAAGTTGCTGCTGTAGTACCTGTAATTGAAGTTTCGCCAACTGCACGATTAAATATTTTAAATGTGCCTGTGTCATCTTCAGTTACATCATATTGGACATAAGTTGCGCCGCCAGCAATTGATTTGCCGCCAGTGCCTGGATCTAAGAATTTATTAGCTGTTTGATCGTTTTCATATAATGGAGCAGACTGTACAACAAATGAATCTGTTACTGTATCATAGCGTTTAACTACAATATCTGCGCCTTCATTAACTGAAGTAGTCTTCTGCCAAACAGAACCACTTGGACGAGGTTCTGTATCTGTTGTTCTCCAACGTGGAACATTTACATGGCTCGCATGTTCTACAACTGGGCTATAAAATTCGCCTGCTGTAAGTCCAACATCAGCTAGTAAAGTGCCTGTGCCTTCAACTAGAGTTAAATTGCCGCCGCCTAAGCCAACTGCGGTAGAATCTGTGTAAATTTCAAGTCTACCATTAACATTGGCAGATGTAACACCTACAACAGGAGTTACGTTATTAATATCATTTACTAGTGCGTCAAGATCAGCTGCGCCAGTAAGTGGCACAGAGGTGCCATTAATAACAATAGTTTCGGTAAGAGTTAATGCAATTGGTGTATTGCTGATTACTGTAGCAATGCTTCCCTTCCATTCCTCAGAACCAATTAGTACCCATTCATTAGCACTGTTCTTCCAATAAATTGGATTACTAGTATTAGTTGTTACAATTGCATAAGAGTTAATTGATCCTATGCTGTCTAGTGGAACACCGCCTGGTGAATCTAAGTCTGCATCATCTGTAATAAGAATTGGGTCAATTGTGTTAAATGTATTCTGTGTTGCGTTCCATGCAAACAAGCCATATGATGATTCAGCTAAATCAAACCAGTAAGCGCCGTTATTTGCTGCGCCCTTAGGACGAACAAGTGATGCTTCAAGTTGTGATAAGTCAACGTCAACGCGCTGAATATATGCTCTGTTAGTGGCGCCTAGTACTGAGTAAGCTGCCATCAATCCATATTCGTTTAATTCGTAACCGTGAAGTGCGTTTCCGCCTGCAGTCTTATAAAACGTTGGATTACCAAACGTGTTAACAAGTTCACGCTGGCTAGTAATTAAATAAACATCATCTACTGATGACGCTAGTGTACCTGGTGCAATTCCTGTGCCAATTGGGTTAAGTTTATTTTCCGCTGTGGCTAACAAGATGTACGGTACTGTGTTCTGTCCTGCTGAAGAGTACTGACTTTCGTCTATAATCGTAACTTCAACGCCTGGTGAAACAAGTGCCATTATCAAATCTCCTATAAATGTATTGTAACTTTTCTGTTACATCTATTTATTAGAAAAACCGAAATCTAGGTGGTTAACGGAGGTGAAAATATAAAGTAAAGGTAACCTTAAAGGACCGCAATAGATTCAACGCTAAATAAAGGTATGAAAAGGCCAATATGCAAACAATGTGAACAACGTCACGTTGGAATCAACTATAAACGTAACGGTAAAACGTATTATCGTTCTAAATGTGATACGTGCATTCGTGATAGTCACAAGGTTAAACCTGCTAAACCGAATTGGTCTAAAACTGGTTATAAGAAAAAGATGGTGTGTGACAAATGCCACTACAAAGCCAGATGGGCTAAACAGATTATTGTTTACTACGTAGACGGTGATTTAAAGAATACAAAACTGAGCAATTTAAAATCTATATGTTTAAATTGCTCAGTTGCTGTTGAAAAACAAGATATGCCTTGGATTAAGGACTTAGGTCTGAATGCAGATAATTAGAACTTATTAATGCCTAACTTTTTCAATGCTGTTTGTAACAAATCAATTTGATTAACACAATCAGCTAATGCGTTATGGTTGTTGCCTAGCTTAGACGACTTTGCAATCTTGTATATAGTACGTGCATCCATTACCTGCCAATACTTCCACGGCACAGTAACGCCGTACTGTTTCATCGCATCTTCAAGTATTACCATATCAAACGTGGTACCATTGGCCCAAATACGACTATGTTTCCATGCTATCTTAGCTAGTTCTTCAAGAGCTATTTTAATTTCAACCCGGTCATCGCCATCACCAAGTGCTTCTTCTTGTGCGTCGGCTGCCTGTTTGCCCCACCATTCAACGGTATCGTCGTTTACTGTACGTTCATTTTGTGAGTCAATTGTTAAGCGTTTGTAATAAGTTACTTTAGTGAACTTAGTACTAAATGGGTCGAAGCCTTGAGCTCCAATAGTTAGTATGGTTGATGTGGGTGTTACATCAAGTGTCTCGATATCAATCATTAAATCTGACATATTAATCCTCGTTCTTTTTTCCCGGAAACTCGATTACATTATCGGGAGTTTCCAATACTATTTCTTCCATTATTGGACCGTTCTTATATATAAGATAGTAATTTAACATTATACGATGTGCTTCGGCTATGTCGAACTCGATTTCTTTCATGTCATCCTCAGGGAGAGGAATATCCATTTTAAGCAATTCTAACAATCCTTCTAAGCGTCTTCGTGCATCATGTATTTTAATTTCTACGTCTTTGAGAGTGTACTCTCCATGTTCAGCTGTCATTAGTGGATTATAATAGAGAACAGTAGGTCTGTCAACCTACGTTTTACCGTTTGTATTGATTATTTTTTGAAGGGTGGTTCTAAATAAAAGATATGATCATCTATTTTAGTGACTAAGATAAGTTTCTTTGCCCAGGAAGGGTTAACATAATCTGCGTGATAGTGGTCAGCACCTTTTGTGAAATCAGTAATACCACCTGCAAATAATGCCGTTGCTAATCTTACTGCTTCAGCATAGGCTTCTTTTTCAATAGGTGTATCAGACTTGCCGTCTAGCGTCCACGAAAACTGTGCAACCCATTTGCTATATCGTTTGCTCCAACGTTTCTGCCAGACCACTTCACATACTGAATTAGGAAAGTTATCGTTGTTTACACGATTTAATGTAACAAGTCCAACTGCAATGCGACCTTGTAAATCCTGGTCTCGGGATTCAAAATAAAGGTTTCTGGCCATGCATCGAAGTTCTTTGTTATAATCTTTACTAACACTTAACGGAATTTTGATTCCAGGATATTTACTCTCCTCAAATTCAAAGTCATGAACGTTATATGGTACCAATTCAATTGGCACAATTGCCGGGGTAATACCAGCAAACGCCATTTGAACTATCATAACACCACCAACAATTGAAAGTAGTGAGCCGGTAACGGCTACTACAATAGTCAAATCAAAATACTTCGAAATTGCCTTAGGCAATTTCTTAAAATCATACTTAATCATATTGTACTATTCCTCAGTTAAAAAGAAAGCTGTTATCCAATTATCCAAGATAATGGATCGGAACCATCTACATAGTTCTTTAGATCTTCTGAGAGTTGGTCCATCATCTCTTTTGCTTCCGATTTCATTGCGGAACCATTTAAACTGGTTCCACCATTCGGGCCTGCAATTGTTTGGAATTTTTCTCTTGCTTCGCCTTCCATGTACTTACAGTTGGCGTAGGTAAAGTCTTTAATCCATTGCGATATTTGAAGTTCTGTTAATAGTTGAACCTCAGGCTTTAAGTTGTACGTCCATAATAGCACAGTTTCGCCTGAAGATGTAATATTTCGGACTAATTTAATGCGCTTTGTACTCGGATTGAATGTAAAGTTCATATAACCACCAAACATTCTTGCAGCAAGTTCTAGCTTTTGGGTATATAATTCCCAAGTTGCTAAGCCGCCGCTGCCGCCTAAGTTTAAGATGTATGTGTTGATAACTGCTGATGAGAATGGATCAAATGCTGAGTCTCCACCAATTGATCCAAATGTTCTGCGGAACACTTGACGAACTTCTGTTACCTCTTGCGGTAACGTATATTCATCTGTGTTTTCTTCTAAGTCTAACCAAACGTAAGCTTCTTCGTGTGCGTTCTGTCCTTTCTGCCTGTACGTACCAATTGCTCGCTTGTATGCTGTTTCGTAATGAATAGGATCCAAGGATAGGTCAATCATCCCGCTACCCATCATAGCTGATGCGTAGTCAAAAACTTCTTG